GTCACGCGGACGGCGTTTTTGAGTTGCTTGCCTTGCTTCATGCAATCCGATCCTTTCTTCGCTCGATGGCGCGGAGGGTAAGCCAGCGGCGGTCTACTCGATTCCACGCAGCAGACACGTCCCTCCAGCCGTTCTCGCATCTGGAGTTCTCAGCCTTGCGCGCTCCCAAGTAACTCTCCCGCGCAATCGCCAGCCGCTTGCGGGCTATGCGGACTCGGCGGATCATGGACGGCCTCGCCAAAAAAACCGCTCGTTCTGCTCTTCCTGCTGCCCGGCCATTCGCTTGTCCCCTTTGTGTATCCAAAACCGCTCGAACCCCAGTGCCCATATTTGCGCCAACTGTTCCGGCGTTGGCTGCATATCAAAGGGTTCAAACTGGTATGCCTCGAACGAACGGTCGTAGTAATCGTATGTGAGCCGCCCGCACTCGGTCGATCCGAACACCGTTTCGAGTGCGGCGTAGAGTTCGTCTTTGAGCTTCGAGGTCTGTTGCTGGTTGTCGTATAGGCGGTCAGCGAGGATCATTCCGCACCTCCCAGGTACTCGGCGTTCGCGGCAGATGCCCATACTTGCCACAGGCCGATTGGATTGGACAACTCGCCTTGCCCCGCGTCGATTCCTTTTGTACATTCGTCGTGGACATATCCATTCTTGACCGCAGTGATGCGGTACTCCTCGTTAAATGACATCCGCCACCGATCCCCAGCCCTCGGCTTCGCCAGCGCCTCAGCCTTTGTTCGCATCGGTGACCTCTGGCGCGGCTTCGACGGCGGCGATGGCGGTGTCGCCACTACCCGTACGTCGGCCACCTGGACGGAAATACCACTTCGCGCCTTGCGGCCAGTTCCAGCGTTCAATCATCGGGTTACTAGTCCGCTCCACCTTCTCCCAAGCCTTCGCGCAGCGGGCGAGGTCGGCGATGTCCTCGGCTTGCAGGAAGTTGTCCAGCCAATATTCTGGCGACTTCAAAGCCGCCTCACACTTCTCCGCCAACTCCTCCAGCCGTTTAGCGTCCATCGGTGGTCTCCTTCTTCATCGCGTCCAGCACGCCACCTCCGCCGCTAAATACTCGCGCTTCCGCGCTTCCCGCGTGATCGCCGCGTCCCGATTCGCCGCCGCCCATGCCGCGATGTAGTTCCACACCTGCGCCCGCGTTGGCTTCCATTTCAGGTAGGCGCCGCCGCCCAGCAAAAACAGTCCAATCGTTGCTATTTCCATGTCCCTCTCCTATTCCGCAGCCGGCCGCGTCGTCTTGCGGCCAAATTGGTACTTCGCTATCTCTGCCAATGGGCAGATGTAGCGTTGCAACTGCCAGGCTTCCGTCCGCGCTTGCGCCGCCCATGCTGCTGGCAGCGGCCCGCGGATCTTCCGCCATCGCCACGCGGCCATATACGCGCGGTGGTAGCACCGTTGGCACTCTCCGCAATGGCATGTTTCGCGTGGCATAACTCTCCTTTGTTTTCGGCGGGCCAGTGTCTCCCCGGCCCGCCTCAAGAATCCAAATCCAACAGGTGTATTCAGTGGTTTATAAGCTCAGACTGCCTCTTTTCTGGAGGTCGTAGCCGCCCCCGGTCTGCCGTCCCGCGCGGATTTCCGAGATCGTGCGCTGTATTGGAACGGCAGGCCGCGGGCGGTTGCCCGCGGGTCTAAAATGGCAGGTCGTCGTCTCCAACCGCGAACGGGTCCGAGTTGGCCGGCCGCGCCGCAAATGGTGACGCCGTAGCCGCTGCCCGAGCAAAGCCACCGCCGCCGCCCACCTTCGGCTTGCAAACCACCTGCGCAGACGTGTCGCCGTACTGGTTGACTTCGGCCATGACTGACGCCTGCTGGCCGATGAACGTCTTTTGGATGTGCAGGAGCCATGTCTCCTGGTGGCCTAAGCCATCCTCCGTGCAGCCAAACTGCTTGCAGCGGATCTGCGCGGCCTCCCACTGCGGAACCTTGCTCGCCGCCTTGTCGTCTGGGTTATTGACGAGCGAGTTGGTAAGCCACCAGACGCCAGTAATCTTGCCACGGTCGGACACTTCGACGGTGATCTCAAGGCCCGGAGTGCCCTTCTTTTCGGACTTGATGTATTCGACTCCACTAATCGAGCCCGTGTACCACGCGCCGTGCTCAAACATTCGCCACCGCCACGGGTTCGCGCATCAGTTCGGCTTCGAGAGCGTCGAGCTTGCTGGCCGACGCCGATTCAGTCGCCGCGATCACCGACTCCATGTTGACCTCGCCCATGTCGTAGACAGTCGCGCCGATCACATGCGGGGCGAACCAGCGGTGAAAATTGGAAATACACCGCGCAAAAAGCATGTTTTTCGGTACTTTGTCATAATTGCCGGTCTTCTTGTCGCCACGAGCCCGTGCCACATATTCCGCTTGTTCAGCCTCCTTAAACGTAAACGACACCTCCAACGGCTTGTCGTTGGCGTCTTTCAACCACTCACCGCGAAGCATGAAGCGCAACCGCACTTCCTGGTCGGTCATCACCACCGGCCGCCAATCGTAACCGGCCTGCTGGAGAAACGTGGCCCGCGCCCCGGCGTACAGATTGGGCTTGCCGGTCTTCGGGTCCACCCAAATCATCTGGAGCGCGTGCGCCGTTCCGAGTCCGTAATCACGCCCAAGCGCAATCACGTAGGCGCGAGGGTCGTTCGCGTATGCGTCCGCGCACAGTTTGTCCGCTTTCGCCTGCTCTGCTTGCGCGCGCGCAGCGTGGTTTTCCACGATGTCATCAAAGACGCTGCGCTGCGGTCGCGCTATGGTCTGCGCCGGCGCTTGCTCCGGCGTCGTCATCTGCGTACTCATTACTTTGCTCCCTTGATTTTGAAAATTCGCAACGGCCGGCTTACCGACCGCTTTAACACGTCCGCATATACTTCCGGGTACTTCGTCTTCAGCGCGTCAGTATCAACCCGCGAAGTTTCCACCACCCGAAACAAAACCCGCTCATCAGCCGACGCCCGAGCCTGCTCATTAACGCCAATCAGCGCGTCAATCCCGAGCCGGTGCGCCTCGTCATCCGCGGCCTCGTCGCCCGCGCGAAGAACGTCGGCCATTTTCTCCGCCCGCTTGATAAGATCCTTCGCCCGCTGGTACTCTGCCACCAACGGCGCCAGCCCTTCTATCTGCACCAGCCCCTGGTCGCCCACCGCTGACCATTCGTCCATCTGGCATGTCGGCTCCCACTGGCACGATTCACACCGCCCGTCGCGCTCCTCCAGCCAAGCGGGCGCCACGCGCTGGTCTACGTGATGCGACATAAACCAATCGACCTTTTCAGCCACGGCCGCCATTAGATCCGGCCGCGCGTCAATCTCGAAAAGGTCGATCTGATCCGTTTCCCTGTTGAGCGCTGCGAGGCACGCCCAGGAGCGCTTGAGCACTCGCATGTACCACTGCACCTGCATCAGATACCCGAGCGGCACGCCGTCGCGCTTCCAGTCCCAGTAGGCGCGGTCGCTCACGGTCTTGATTTCGAGCACGCCCGGCCCGCGCGGATGCCCGACGATCTCCCGGTCCACCCGTTGCAGCTCATGACCGCTAGCGCTGGCCTTCTTGCGCCGGATATTCCAGCCAGTGCGCTCTTTTACGTCCTCGGCTACGCTATCCTCCATGCGCTTGCCGCAGACGATGGGCTCGGTCATGCGAAATTCCCGATCAGGCGGCGCCCCGGTCTTCTGATACCACAGCCGCCGCGCGCAGCCGTAGGGCTCAAGGCCGAGGATATGTTGGATGTCGGTGCCGCCGATGAAGCCTTGGCGCTGTGCAGGATCTTGCGAGATTTCCGGCACATGTGCGGCCAGCGCATCAAACCGCGCGGCGTGGACGAAATCAGCCATGCAGCACCTCCCACACCCACCCGCCAAGCGCCAGCGCAAAGCAGAGCCAGAGCGCGAGAAAGATAATCTCCGGCGTGTCGTCGCGGCGGCGGGTCATCGGGTCACCGCCTTCCAGATCAACGGCACAATTACCAGCAGTGCCATGCCGCACACGTACCCAGCCGCTATCCATGACTCGATGCGCTTGCGCCGCTCTAGTTTGCCTATGCGGTTCCCGAAATCAGCCAACGCACTTGCAACGGTCTGCGCTCGTCTGTTATGTAGTGCAGCGTCGGCCTCGATGCGAACTAACAGGCGTTCATCTAATGCTGCCACCATCTGCGCCGCTTCCGCCCGCCAATTCGCCCGCCGTTGGCCGCTCATCGGGTCACCGCCCACGCCACCACCCACACCAGCGCAGCCGCCGCCGCGATCCAATCTGACCGACGCTGCAGCGTGCGCAAGTCTTCCGGCCCGCCGCCCCAGCCGATCATGCCGAACCGCCAGCGTCCACAAACGCGGCAATGACCGCTTCCCAGCCCTGACCGGTGCGCCGCTTCAGCGACCGCAGAGCTCCCCAGTAGTCACCGCAAAGCGCGGCGTGTAATTCGTCGGCGTTGGGCTTCACAGCGCACCTCCGTTATTCTGAACCATGGCGCGCGCCTCTTCAAGTAGCACCTCAACCGCGTCAAAGTCGCCGCGATCGTTGGCGCGAATGGCCCGCGTCCAGAGGTCGTGATACGCCGGACCGGCGTCCATTTGCTTCATCAAGCGGTCGTTCAGTTCCCCCGCGCGCTTTGCCCCGGCTGGCAGCGGTAGCGCGGCGGCGTTGCTTTGGTACCGTCCGGTACCGAGTTGATTTGTCATATACTCCCTTTCTTTTTTTGCCCGTTGGCATGGGCGCGGTTGTGATGTGTGGCTACTGGCTAGATCGCCGATGCTCGATTGAACTCGACCTGTAGCCGCTGTGATGCCTCTATGCGCGCTTCTATATCGCGCTGCCATTCAAGCCACAAAAACACTTCCACGTCCTGCACGCACGCGGAAAGGTACTCAGGCAGTGACAGCTTCTCATCGCCCATCGCCAGATACCTCTTTTCGTGCCAAAAACGATGGAAGCTCGCCACGTTCTCCAAGACGGCTTTTCGTGCCCTGATTCGCGCGTCAAGGCGCTCACTGTCTGACATCTTCTGCATAGTATTTGCTCCCTCTCCTTCCCACGTCGGCTTGCGGGGTCTATTTACTCAGCGCGTTCCGTCTCCGGTTCGCGCTTGCTCGCAACACCCCAAGCCCACTCGACCAGACGCCCAGGGTGCGTTCCAAGCTCCTTGGCCCGTTTAACGATGTCCTTGCGAACGCTTGGCAGTATCGTG